GAGTTAAAGTTTTTGTATTAGATAATCTAATGATGATTGACCTTGAGTGTAATAACGAAAATATATGGCAGAAACAAAAAGAATTTGTAGTAAAACTTGTAAATTTTGCACATAAATTTAATGTCCTTGTGCATTTAGTAGCGCATCCACGAAAGGTTGAAACAATACGAAGATTAACTAAACTGGACGTAGGTGGAAGCGGAGACATAACCAATTTAGCACATTATGTTATGTCTATACATAGAGTTACTCCAAAAGAAAAAGAAGGAATAAAAAATAAAAAAGGTGAATATGTAGTTCAGCCAGTAGAGTATGATTGTATTATAGACTTGTTTAAAAATAGAATTACTGGAACACAGGACAAAGAATTAGGCGTATATTTTGATAGTCCTTCATATAGATTGTGGTCTACAAAAGAAGAACTAGATAAAGTATTTAAATGGGATAAAAATAAATATAATGACGATTTGCCAGACCCAAGAGATGAAAGTTTACCTGAATTTATGAGGGGTGATTAATATTAAACTATTTCAAAATTACCATAGGCACTCAATGTATACAAATGTTAGAGTGCCTGATTCAGTAACCAGAAATGAGGATTATGCTAAAAGAGCAGTTGAGCTAGAGCATAAAATTATTAGCACAATGGAACATGGATTTCAAGGCAGATATATAGAAGGATATGAGTTAGCAAATAAATATAATCTTAAATTTTTGTTTGGTGTTGAAGCATATTGGGTAAAAAATAGGCTTGAAAAAGATAATACAAATGCTCATATATGTATTTTTGCACAAAATGAAAATGGAAGACAATGTATAAACGACATACTTGCAGAAGCAAATATATCTGGATTTTATTATCAGCCTCGAATTGATTTAGACCTTATTTTTTCTCTTCCTAAAGATGATGTGTGGGTTACCAGTGCTTGTTTAGCTTTCTGGAAATATAAAGACGATGAGATAATAAGACAATTACATAATTATTTTAAAGGCAATTTCTTTTTAGAAGTACAATATCATAATACAAACACGCAATATACTTTGAATAAGCATATTATAAATTTGGCAAATCAATATAATATTCCGATTATAATGGGGTGTGACAGTCATTATATATCACAAGATAAAGCATGGGAACGTGATGAATATATAAAATCTAAAAATATAAAATATGAAGATGAACAAGGCTGGTTCATGGATTATCCAGATGGCGATACTGCATATCAGCGATTTGTTGAACAAGGAGCATTGACAAAAGCACAAATTGAAGAAGCAATAGAAAACACCAATGTTTTTTTGAATGTGCAAGAATACAATAACCCATGCTTTAATCACGATATAAAAATGCCAACGCTCTATCCCCATTTGTCACAAGAAGAAAAAGACAAGTTATATACAAATCTTATATGGGAAAAGTGGAATGAAAAAAAAGTAAAAATACCTAAAGAAAAACATTCTGTATATGAGTCAGAAATACAAAAAGAAATAAATGATGTTATTATTACGAAACATGCAGACTACTTTTTACTTGATTATGAGATTGTTAAAAGAGCAAAAGAAAAAGGTGGTTTAATTACTGATACAGGAAGGGGTTGTTTTACTGAGAGTGCTTTAATACACACAAAAAACATAATTAAACAGATTAAAGATATTGAAGTTGGAGATGAAGTAATTTCTGCCGATGGTACATTCAATAAAGTATTAAATAAATTCTGTTATGATATTGAAGAAGAATTAATTCAAATTAAGCATATGTATGGAACGGATAAATATTACCCCACAATTTGTACTTTAGACCATAAAATATTGATAAACCGCAATAATAAAAATTATTGGATACAAGCAAAAGACATTGTTAAGGGTGATTATGTGTGCGTTCCAAAGGTAAAATATAAAAATACTAGTGAGGAATATATAGATTTAGTAGATTATAATGATTTTGGTTATGAATATGACGACGAATTTATTTATGAATATCGTCCATGTAAAAACAACCAATATAAATATTCTCCTGTTCAAATTGCTAAAGAGCTAAAGATAGGAAAGTCAACGGTAGAGAAATTTGCAAATGGGGATAAGAATGCTTTTTTAAGAAAAAAGCATGTTTTAGAAAAGTTTTTCAACACATACCCATTTAAAACACAAGAAGAATATGTAGCATATGTAAAAAATAAAAGAACAATCAAAGTTAAAAGATATATAAAGAATGATAAAACATTCAATATATTTATTGGTTTAATGTATGGAGATGGTTTTAACTCTAATAATAATGATGTCTCCATTGGTTTGGCTATTAATTCTAATAACTTTAAAGATAAAGAGAATAAAAAAATATTTTATGAGATTGCAAAAAGATTGAATTTAGACGTATATGAAGTTAAAGCTAAAGGGAAAAATCTTTCCCAACTATATATTTATAGTAATGTTTTTAGAAATTTTGTAACCAAAGAATTATTTTTATCAAATATAAAAACAGAAAAACAATTTAATCCAAAGTTATTCAATCAAAATAAAGAAAATCTACAAGGGATTATAGAAGGGTTGAGACTATCTGATGGGAGTTATTGTGAGCAATACGATAGAATTTCTTTCGATAATACTTCTAAATCCATAATTAATGCGTATAAAATTTTATGCTTAATGACAGGAGAAGGGGTTAATTCGCTTACAGTACGCCCTTCATATACACACAAAGATAATGATAATTGGATATGTAAAGAAAGTTATAAACTTAGGATCAATCCAAATGCTAAAAGTGCAAAAAAAATATCTGAAAGAATTAAGGAGGATGATAAGTTTTGGTATTTGCCAGTTAAAGAGATTATAAAACTGCCAAAACAAAAAATAAAAGTATACGATATTGAAGTAGAAAATCAGCATAACTACCTAATAAACAATATGATAGTGCATAATTCAGGTGTAAGTTATTATACTAATAATCTGTTAGGATTTACTAAAATAGATAGAATTTCTGCAAAAGTAAAGATGTATCCTGAAAGATTTATTAGTCCTACCCGTATTTTAGAATCGAAATCCCTTGCAGATTTGGATTTAAATACTGCAAATCCAGAAATATTTGCTGAAGCACAAACAGAAGTTTTTGTAGATACACATGGAGAAATAGGCAAAGAATTTTCTTATCCTATGATAGCTTATGGTACTATGAAAGCAAAATCAGCGTGGAAAATGTATGCAAGAGCTAAGAATATAGATTTTGCGTTGGCTAATGCTGTATCGGAACAAATAGAAAAATATGGAGCTGCATTAAAACACGCTGAGGAAGATGAAAAAGATGAAATTGATTTGTTTGATTATGTTGATGAACAATATCATGACATATTAAAAGATAGCGAAAATTATCTAGGTATTATATCAGACATTAAACCTCACCCATGTGCGTATTTAATTTATCAAGGAAACATACGTAAAGAAATTGGATTAATTAAAATAAAAGCTAAAAATGGCAAAAAAGAAATGTTATGTACTATAATGGATGGAAAATGGGCAGAAGAATATAAGTTTTTAAAAAACGATTTGTTAAAAGTTAATGTTGTTGAATTAATTAAGAAAGTTTATCAAAGAATAGGAATTGAACCACACGATGAATCTGAATTGCTTGAATTATGTAAAAATAATCAAAAAGTATGGGATGTTTATAAAAAGGGATGGACAATTGGCATAAATCAAGTTGAACAAAATGCTACAAAACATAGGGTTATGAAGTATCAACCTAAAAATATATCAGAATTATGTGCTTTTGTAGCGGCAATAAGACCTGGATTTAAATCAATGTATAGTATTTTTGAAAATAGAGAACCTTTTTCATATAATATTCCTACTTTTGATAAATTAATCCAAACAGAAGAAATGCCAAACTCATTTTTGTTATATCAAGAGATGGCTATGGCTGCATTAAATTTTGCTGACATACCTATGTCTGAATGTTATGAAGTGATAAAAAATATAGCAAAAAAAAGAGCAGAAAAGGTTAAAAAATATAAAGACCAATTTATAGCAGGGTTTAAAGAAAGACTTGTTGAAACAGAAAACAAAAATGAAACAGAAGCACAAGAAGTGGCAGAGAAAGTATGGCAGATTATTAATGACTCTTGCAGGTATTCTTTTAATGCTTCACATTCTTATTCTGTAGCTATGGACTCTCTATACGGTGCTTATTTAAAAAGTCATTATCCTTTACAGTTTTACGAAGTATTTTTAAACATACTTGATGCAAAAGGCAATCAAAAAGACAGGATGGCTGAAGCAAGAAAAGAAGCAGAACAAGCATATAAAATTAGATTTGCTCCTTTAAGATTTAGACAGGACAATAGAAAAATTACAGCAGACGAAGCAACTAATACTATGTGGAATTCATTAAAAGCATTAAAAGGCTTTGGTGACGGATTAGCTAAAAAACTTTATGAATTAAGAAATAATAGATATGACACATTCGTTGATTTTCTTGTAGACTTAGAAGAAAAAGGTATTATGTGTTCTAAAATAGAAGACCTAATAAAAATACAATATTTTGATGAGTTTGGGAATAATGGCAAATTGTTAAAAATCTACAAGGAGTTTACAGATGGAACTAACAAATACGATAAGAAACACAAAGAAGAAACAAAAATAAAGCGCATTGCAAACTTGAAAGAACTGGAAAAATCATTACCTAATGATAAAATACCGATAAAAGAACAAATGAAGTTTGAAAATGAAATTTTGGGGTATGTTCAATTAACTTATAACGTAAATAAAAGATATGTATACATTATGGACATTGATACTAAGTTTTCCCCAAGAGCAGAAGTATATTGTCTTGCTAATGGTAAAACTGAAGTTATGAAAATTAATAAAAGAATATTTGAAAATAAACCATTAGAAAAAGGAGATATTATTTATATTAATGTATGCAAGGCTAAACCACAGAAAAGATTTGAAGATGGCAAGTTTATAGATATTCTAGACAGCAAGGAATGGTGGATAGAAGATTATGATATAAAAAATAGTGAATTTTTATAAAATATTAATATAAAATTATACTTGACAAATATACAATTTGTGGTATTCTATAAGTAGGTTTACCACCTACTTATAGAAAATTAATTTAATACAATATATTGTGGTAAGCATTAATTATATACACAATATATAGATTAATATTTTGAATAAAATATGTTTTTGATTCAAAAGTTGGAGGTGCAAAGTATGTTAAAAGCTGAGTTGATAGATAAAACTGGAAAGGTTGTTACAATAGTAAGACAAACAGAAAATCACGAATATTGTTTTAGTGGA